ACGTATATTCCTGAGATTAAGTAATAGCAAGGGGGCGTAAATATGCAATGTATGGGCGGTTGCGGTAAGGAAGGGCACATAATCAAGCTAACTCCACAGGTGGAAGTGTGCCTCTGTCTGGATTGCTTGGAGATAGCGCGGCGGTGGGTGCCGAGGCAGGTTATATGGCTAAAGCAGGTAGGAGCGCGGATTGATATAACGGCGTAGGGGGTGCGGTGGATGGGTATCGGATTACCGAAGGCTCATTTTTGCGAAAAGTGCGGGGGTGTGAGATGGTTCTTATTACCCGAAAAGCCAAATAGGAAACTTGAAAAAGTATGCGAGGATTGCAAGGCAAAGTATGAATATGACTTTATGCAAAATGAGTGGATGCTGAAGGAGGCGAAGTAGGGTGACCAAAACAATGACCTTTGATTGTGTGGCTGGCTTATTGTTTAGGAGGGCTTTTAAACAATTTTTTGAGCGTGAAAAATTTAGACTAAGCGATATATGTAATATTGATTGGTATGAGGATAAGGGGTTTTTAGAAAGTCATTTTACTGTAAAACTAACTGGGGAAACAAAGAAAGTGGAGACTGTATATAACGCCTTTATGGACTATTTCGACGAAATAAGGAGGCGAAGTAGGTGAAAAGGGAAGATGGAGAAGAACTACTCATAACTGCCGGTACGTTAATAGACGGGCTTAGAATGTATCCATATCCAATACCACGAGAGGTATTAATTGTGCGTCATTTTACGGCTTCTTTTGTAAAAGATGATGGAAAACACATTAACCCGGCAGATTTTACAAAAAAGGTAGATTTAAAACCATATATCATAAAAGCTTTAGAATATATGGATCAGGAAATACGGTCCGCCGAGGAAAAGACAAGAAAAGCACAAAAAGAACTTGAAGAATATAAGCGGAAGTCATGGGAATTTGAAAAATTTAAACAGTTTATGGCCGAACAGGGGCGGATATGTCATTTTTAGGGGGCGATTAAATGCCAATATTACCGAATCCATGTACAAACTGTCATAAAGAATGGATCGCCGGTAGAGGAGTAGACTGCGGCGACTTCTGTGAGGATATAAAGGCATACGTCCAGTACCGGGAGATGATCGCGGCAGAGGTTAAGGGAGGATTGAGCCTTACGGATACTATTGTGAAGGTTAATGCGAAGGTTGGGAGGGGATAGGGTGAGAAGCACACCACAAGACAAGTACGATAAAGAAGAATTGAAGGATTTAAACGCTCAATCGTGGATGGTTAAAACATTAAAACTAAATCCTGAATACGTTTATTGGGGAAATTATGAGGATTATATGATATCAAAAGGTCAATGGGATTCTCCTGTGGAACTTTCAACCGTAAGCGATTTATGGGAACTAAATGAACTAAATGAATTAGTTAATTTTTATTTTAATATCACCAGAAAAAGTAAAAATTGTGAGTCATGTGATAGAAGTGGCTATAACAAAGAGACTAAACAGATTTCGGATGATTATTATGATTTTAATAACACTGGTAGAAGATGGGTAAACAAATTAACAGAAGACGAAATTGTCGCATTAGCTAAATATCGGCATTTAACAATAGAAGAAGCAAGAAAAAGAGCATCGAATAATGGGCTGAGTGGTTGTGATGCCCTTGATAGGCATATGTTAATTGAGGTTAGAGCAAAAAGGCTGGGTGTTTATGGATTGTGTGAAAAATGTAATGGTAAAGGGTATATATATACCGAACCTGTCGCGAAATTACAGCTTCAGATGTGGTTTATTCATCCAAGGAAAGGTGCTTCACGGGGTGTATTATTAACTAATATCGAAGAGAATGAATTATCGAAGGTAAAGGATTATTTACGAGAAGCAAGACAGCGAAATCATGACAGGTTTTCAAAGATTTAAATAGGCAGGGATTTCCTGCCCTTTTTTGCTGTTGATGTGGGGAGCTCAGAATAAGTCCATCTTAGTGATAAAGCCAGCAATATCAAGGGTTTATGATGTGCTCTTTGTGTGATGATGTGGGGGAGGTTGGTATATTGGACGACATTGGAGCAAAAAGATTAATTGCAGCAGTTTTAAAACAGGCTTATGACGATTATACCAATACAGTGGCATGTCCTAAATGGTGCTCTTTTTATACGACATGCGAAAATAAAGAAAACGGTCCAAAGTATTGCGATGCTAAAAAGTTTCTCCATTCTGCATGGTGTGTTACGCTTTGCGAAGGAATGGATATTAATTATGAGAAATATTTACTCACAGCCTTAGAGAATTGCCGGTTATCAAAGAATACATACAAGTATATCGAGGGGGAATTGCGCTCATTCCGGCAGGCAGAGAAGGAATTAAACGAATTGAAGGATGATATTACCCTGGCTACTCCGATTAAGCAGGAAGGGCATAGTTATACTCCCGGCGATCCTACACAAAGTAAGACAATGGCTATTCTCAAAGATAAAAAAATACAACGGATGCAGAAAACCGTCGATGCTATAAAGAAGGTATATAACAGGCTAGACAATAAAAAGCGGTCTATGGTGGATGGATTTTACTTTACACAGAGATATACTGCGGAAGGTATAGCCTGTAGGTTGCAGGTGGACAAGTCTACTGTAAACCGATGGAGGCAGAGGCTTGTATATTCTGTGGCGATAGAATTAAATTATCTATAAAATGCGCCGAAATGCGCCAAATCGGGCTTTTTTAGGGTGTATAATGATAATATAGATACACTATGCAGGGCCGCAAATGCGACTCTGCTTTTCTTATGCCAAATTTGGCGCAGTGTACTGTGGCATAGTCCCGGCTGCGCTCGCCTATTGGCGATAGATCCCGGGCCTGCGCCTATCCCTCCTTGGCGTGGGCCTTTTTGTGAAAAGAAAAACCTCCCTTAGTGGGAGGCTTCTTTGATTATGCTATTTAGTTTGTTTGCTACCTTTTCAGCTTCTTTGTATTTTTCATAACCAATTATAAATGTTGATTTGCCATTTTCGGTTATTTTTACGAATATTCCTGTTAGCGGAGTGAAAATAGCTTCAGCTTTCATCCATCATACCTCCTTTTCTCCTTCGCGAGCCTGTTAGTCCTTCTGTTCTACTTCGATTGTGCCACGGTCGCCCATAGTGCGTTTGCATAGTTTTTCGGCTGCGTCATGGGCTTCTTTATAGGTGGGATACCATTTTGTTTCGCGGGTTTCCATGGTTTTCATTTGGTCGATTACCTTACCTTTGTATTGTGTCATTTCACTCTCTCCTCTTGAGCCGGAGCCTTGCTGCTCCTGCGCTCTTATGCGTTTGATGTAGGATTTGACTTGGGCATATTCGGTGTCGGTGAGTCTGATTGATCGCATCTTTAGACCGGGGATTTTGGGTTTACCGGGGCCGGGTGGTCTCCCAGCCCCTGGCCTTGCGCCGCCTCTAGTCATGTGATTACTCCCATTCTTCTTTTTACCACTACTGTGCTACTTTATGTTCTTGTATTTCGCTATAGGGGTATTTCATCCAATCCCACCCCAGAGAGTTTAAAATTCTTACGGTTGTGGGATTTGCGCTTAATACTTTACCCCAACTTCCCCGGATTTTTACCATGTCGCCCTTTTTTACGTTTTCTTTGCTGTAACCAATTCCACCAAGTTGTGATAAGCAATCCTCAAAAAATTCTAATTTATCTTGTTCCCATTCGTATTTTTCAAGTAAGTCAGTAATTTTTTGTTCAATATAATCAGTTGTTAATACTTCGCCGGAACGGTTTTTAAGTGTTTCTCCTTGCTGGATTTTATAAAGTGCTTCTTCATATTTTACAATGTAACCTTGAGATTCTTTTAGTGATTTATTGCTTTCTTTAATTTTATTACCAAGATATACTTTATCGTTTAGTTTTGCATTGCTTGCGGTTGCTCTGGCTGTTTCTGCTTTGTCTTTGTAGTATTGACTTTTCTTGTATTCTTCAAAACCTCGATCATATCTTGCCATTACTTTGTTTCTGTGATTTGCAAAGGCTCTGCTGCCTGCATGGCCTGCAATTATCGGCTGTGTTAACCATGACCAGTCTTTGCGATACTTGTTAAAATCGGCTTGTAATGCGTCCATTCTATTTAGTGCGTTATCGCTATATTCTTCATAGCGTTCTGCCCTGGCTTCCGCGCGTTCTGTTTTGCGTTCTAATTCTTCGGAATATGATAATCTTTCGCCAACCGAACCTGCGTTTTCAAGCCCTAATTTTTTTGCTACTTGTTCAGCTCTGTAATGGCTGTTTGTGCTTCTGCTTACCCATGCATCGGCTTTTCCTGACCATAAAAACGCTGATCTTATTTCTGATTTTAGCCCATCATTTAAAGATTGGTATTCTGATTTAGTGAAATGCAACTCGATTTTTTGCGTTTCTTTGTTTAGCATGTATTTACCCATTTAAAATCACTCCGTTTCGCTTATTTGTCTTTAGTATAGCATGGTATAGATTTCATGTCAATACATATTTTCAAATATATCTAAATTATTTTTGGGGCGTGGTGTTGTGCCACAGTGCCACAGTGACGCAATGGTAGCGTGTCTGCTTTGTAAGCAGGTTGTTGCGGGTTCAAGTCCTGTCTGTGGCTCCAATACATATTTATCTTTATGGAGGTGGAAGAAACTAATATGTCGTATGGTAACATACCAGAGACATTATAAAAATGCCTTAGAAGGGCAAATAACGTGTGTAAACTAGATTTTATGGAGGTGATTTATATTATGCCTGCGCCCTTAGGTAATAAAAACGCTGTGGGGAATAATGGAGGAAGGCCGCTAAAGTTTCAGAGCGTGGATGAATTAGAAGAAAAGATAAATGCTTACTTTGAATCGTGCTGGCGGGACATTATTGTACGGGATAAGAATGGATTTGTTATATTAGATGAAGACGGCCAGCCGGTGAAGGATCGGCAGCAGGTTGAGCCGTATACGCTTACTGGATTAGCTGTATTCTTGGATTGTGATAGCGGGTTATTATCTGATTATAATGATAGAGAGGATAGTAATGGTGTTGAGTTTCTCCCCACTTTAAAACGCGCGCGAGATAAAATCAAGGCATATGCTGAGCAATCCCTATGGAAAGTCAAGAATCCGGCTGGCATCATTTTCAATCTAAAAGCTAACTGGGGTATGCAAGATACGCAAAAAATAGATGTCAATCTAACCACTCTAGCCGCTACTCTCAAAGACCTTAGCGACTGATTATAGTAAACTAACCATACATTATTGTAGACTAGAGCGTATTATTGTAAACCAAAGCTGGGAAGGTGCGGTATTACTGCCTCGCTAGGAGACACAATGGTTATTATCGGACGTTGGAGGTTGATGGTGTGGTTATCACATTAGACATGTTTGATGCTATTTCGATAATTGGGCTAGTGATCGTGTTCGCTTTTGCTTTGGTAGCTAGGGTATTGTTTTGCACGATAAGCAAATTAGGGGGCCGGGGGTAGGGGGTACCCCGGAATTCTGCGCTGGCGATGATGATGTTTATCCACATTTCCCCAAAAAAAACAAAACGCGGAAAAGGGAGGAAATATATGTTTATACCTCATCCGGCAATGTTAATACCTCGAATGTTGCGTACAGACGAAGAACAAAAACAACTTGAGCAACTTGGCTATATCATGATGGGTATATATTTATTTTTTCTTGTTTCAATAATCGTACTTTTTGTTTTTATATTTACTCATATTGAATATTGATTTATCCCCAAAAAATCCCGCATAAAAACAAAACGCGGGACCTTGTTTAACACATGCCGAAACGTAACTTATGCAGAGTTATCTACCTTTTTAAGAGAACTTTGCACGTAAATAGCAATAAAGCCTTGAAAATGCTGTATTTCCTTTGTACAAGGATGTGCATTTTCGGGCTTTATTTTGTACAAGGATGTGCAAGTAAAAATGAGTAATATTGTCAAGATAGAAAGATACGTAGATCGGAAAACGGGCGAGATTTGCGCTACATCTGAGAAGGAATTACCAGACTATTTTAACCCTGACAACGGATATAAGATGATGGCGCGAACTAAGAATATACGGATGTTTCCTAATGTGCCGTTCCCAAAAGAATTGAGCCGTACAGATATGGGACATTTACTTTTCTTATCCCGGCACATATGGGCAAATACCGGTGTTCTTGGCAAAGTTATTCGACGGTCATTCAAGCCTTATAATGATGATGAATTAATTAACTGTGTAGGTTTTAGTAGTAACCGGCGCGGTAAACAATGGCTTAACAGGATGGTCAATATGTCGATGTTGCGCAGCATAGATGTAAACCTACCGGACGATAAACAGGAACGGCAATGGTATATGAATCCTATTTACTTTTGTCCAATGTTTATTACAAGGCAAGCGTATCTTATCTGGCGGGATCAGGTAACAAAACATATTCCTGCGTACATAAAAAGCATGTTTGATTAACATGTTTTTTTATTTTGAGGTGATGCAATGTCCGAACAGGAGCAACTAAAAGAGCATATTCGTAAATTCCGCGCAGACCCTTCCCTGTTTGTCGAAAAGGTGTTAGGAGTTCCGCGAGAGATACAGATTGTCAACGGTAAGCCATTCGGCCAGACAGAGCAGCAGAAGCAATTACTTATGGCTGTTGCAAAACCTGGGGCGAAGGTAAGCGCAAAAGCTGGTCATGGCGTTGGAAAATCTACTGTTGATGCTTGGCTTGTACTTTGGTTTCTTTGCTGCTATAAGGATGTAAAAGTACCTTGTACTGCACCATCAGGCCATCAATTAGAGGATGTTCTTTGGGCTGAGATAGCCAAGTGGCATGATAAAATGCATCCTTGGTTTAAGCAGAGTATTAAGGTTAAGTCAGACAGGGTGGAAGTTGTCGGCATAGAAAAGAATCAATTCGCGGTAGCCCGTACAGCGAGAAGGGAAAACCCGGACGCATTGCAGGGATTTCATGCTGATAACCTGCTATTTTTGATAGACGAGGCTGCCGGTGTAGATGAAAAGGTATTTGAGGTTGCGCGTGGTGCGCTATCAACTCCTTCTGCGAGGGTTGTAATGACCGCTAACCCCACACGGACAACGGGTTATTTTTATCAGTCCCACCATTTAAACCGCGATCATTGGACGCGACTGACATTTAGCTGCCTTGATTCCCCCCTTGTTGATCCGTCCTATGCCCAAGAGATAGCGGCAGAATATGGCGAAGATTCGGACATGTATCGTGTCCGTGTTCTTGGTGAGTTCCCAAACGCTTCTATTATGCAGCTTATACCTAATGACTTGGTTGAAAGGGCCATGAAAGCCAACCCCCGTGAAGATATGTATATTAATGCTCCCGTCGTGCTTGGTGTTGATGTGTCATACTTTGGCGATGACAGATGCAGTATATTTAAACGGCAGGGACTAGCGTCCTGGCTGTTGCTTGAAAGCAAGAACATGGACACTACCCAGCTTGCCACGGCTGTTGCGAGGTTTGAGGATGAACACAATGCCGATGTTGTGAATATAGACCTAACAGGCTGGGGCGCGGGTGTTGTAGATGCCGGGAGATCATGGAATAGAAACTGGAATGGAATTATGGTCGGCGGTGCTTCCGGTGATCCTGCTTGTTATAATAAACGTGCTGAATGTTGGTGGAAAGGTCTTCAATGGCTGAAAGATGGAGGATCATTACCTCAGAATACTGACTTGCGGGACGATTTAGTAGGACCGCAGTATTTTTATTCCCGATCCACAAATAAAATACAACTTGAACGAAAAGAAGATATGAAAAAACGAGGGCTTGCCTCCCCGGATTTAGGGGATGGGTGGGCTCTTACTTTTGCCGTTCCTGTTGTCGGTAAAGGTGATGGAGTATACAGGGGTGGTTCCGGTAGACTTCATTTTTCCACAGCCGGAGATAATCCGTTAATGAAACATAACGACGGACGGCAATTTGCTAATGCGAATTACAGCTTATTTAAAAGGAGGCGTTAATATGTGTGGTCCTATATTGGGTGCGCTTGGTGGATTATTAGGCTTAGTCTCATCTAGAAAAATGTCTGCTCCTTCCGCACAACCTGTATCTGCTTCGCCGTCTGCTGTTGATGTGACAAGCGGAAATGATGCGATTGAAAGCGCAAAAGCGGCAAAGCAAAAAGCCGCCGCCGCTGCCGGTTTTCAGTCTACCATCAATACATCCTCTTCGGGGGATCAATCAACAGCGACAACTAAAAAGAAAACGTTGTTGGGTTAGGTGAATTGCTATGGAGAATGAACTTTCTTACATAAATAGACAGCATAAGGACTTGTTTACCGAATTTGACAAACGGAAGCCTATTTTTCAAGAGGTGCGGGACTATTTGTTTCCGTACCTTGGTTTTTTTGAAGGAGAAGAGGCAAATAGCGGCGACAGACTTGACGAAAAACTTTTGCGTACTATTTCTATCGAATATGCCAATATCTTGGCGGCTGGGATGCAATGGGGAATTACCTCTCCTACACGTCCCTGGGTGAAATACCGTATTCATAATTATACGTTGATGCAAAGAGAGGATGTGCGGCAATGGCTGGAAACTAGGCGTAATATTGTCCTTGATGTGCTGGACAGGTCTAATTTTTATCCTTCAAACCATCAGTTTTATATGGAATTGGGAGTATTCAATACAGCCGCTATGCTTGTTGAGGAAGACGATGAAACAGCCATAAATTGCCGGACGTTTACCTGTGGTGAATTTGCTATAGGATTGGACAAAAAAGGTCGTCCAAACAGGTTCGCAAGGAACATAAAATTAACCCCTTTTCAAATTGTGGAGCAGTTTGGTATTGAAAATGTACCCGATGCCATAAAAACAAAGTATAACGCTGGACAATATGACGGATTTTTTGATGTAAAACACCTTATTTGCCCTAACAAAGAGTATAATCCCCAAAAAATGAGTTTCGAGTACATGAAATTTACGGATTATTATTGGATGGACGGGCAAATAGAAGGAAAATACCTTCGGAAAAGCGGATTCAACGAATTCCCCGTCATGGTTGAACGCTGGCAGGTGCGTGGATCGGATATTTACGGTACAGGACCGGGAATATGGTCCCTTGGCGACGCAAAACAGATTCAGCTTATGTGGAAAGATATATGTACTGCCGCAGAATTAGCCGTAAAGCCGCCCACGATGGCACCTACGGACATTTTAAAGAGCGGTGGCATCAATTTACTACCTGCCGGAGCGAATTACTATAATCCATCCGGCGCACAAACACCAATACAGCCGGTATTTCAGGTAAATTTTAATATGGACCATGCCGCGAAGATACAGGAAGAGATAGAATCCTGTATCCGTAAACATTTCAAGGTTGATGTGTTCCAGCTTATCTCCGAATTGAATATGGGAAAAGGGACAAGGACAGCGCGGGAGATCATTGAATTAACCGCAGAAAAAATGTCTCAGATGGGGCCGTTATTGGAACGGTTGCAAACAGGATATTTGCCGCAGGTGGTGGAGCGTGTTGACCGTATCTGTGAACGGATGGGGCTATTCCCGCCGCCGCCGCCAATTTTGGAGCAGTACAACGGTGCAGAAATTAAGGTAGAGTATGTTTCCGTTTTGTCTCAGGCGCAAAAGCAGAATCTTATCACGCCTATTTTAGACACTGTCGGTTCTGTAATTGATATGTCTGTTACTACTCAGTTACCGGAAATATTGGATAAGGTTGATTTCGATAAAGTTACCGATAACCTAGGCATCTTAAACGGCATACCGGAGGAAATTATTGTCGATGATGAGCGAGTGCAAGCTATTCGTCAAGCCAGAGCAGAACGACAGGCTATGATAGATGCGGCGGCAATGGGCGCGAATGTTGCTCAGACCGCAAAAACAGCTTCCCAGGCCGATATGTCCGGCAATAACGCATTAACGCAAGTTCTGGGCGGTCCTAGCGGGGGTATTGTCCAATGAGAGATAAGATAAAGAAGAGACTAGACGAAATAAACCTTGTGGATTTAAGCCATATCCTGCAAACGCCGGAAGGAAGGCGTTTTTTTAATTGGATTTTAGAGGCTTGCGGCAGAGATACCCAGGACTTTAAGGGAAACAGTCGGGACGTATTCCTGGCCGGGATGAGGAATGTAGCGGTTATGCTTGTTGCCGCAGGTAAAGCGTTAGGACTTCAAGGTCTTGATCTAATGCACCAAGCGGAAAAAGAATATATCATTCTGCAAATGGACATAGCGGAAGAAATTAAGAAAAAGGAAGGAGATAACAATAAATGAGTGCGGAGGCGATTAGATACGGAACGGCAACAGGTACACAGCAAGTAACTACTGCGTATCCGTTGCCTGTTAACCTGCCAAAAGGCACAGTAACAACGGCGCATAGTGCCATCACAGAGACAACCACATCGGCAGAAATAAACTGTGCCGGGTTTAATTCTTTATTGGTTGAGGTTGCTATATCTGGTGGGGCCAATAACTGGACATTCTCCCTAACCGGTTGCATGGTAACTGGTGGTACATTTGTTAATCTGTATGAACAAGCCAATACGGGAAGTATGGTACAAATGTCCTATCAGTGCAACGCAAGTCGGATGTTCCTATTTAGAGGCATCCCGGACTATGTGAAAGTAGTTGCTACTGAGGATGTAAACGGTTCTACAGTCACGGTTAAAGTTCAACCTTTGAATACATAATAAAGGGGGAGATAGTATGCCGTTAAAAAAAGGATCTAGCCAAAAGACTATAGGTTCCAACATAGCCGAACTCCGCAAGTCTGGCTATCCCGCAAAGCAAGCTGCTGCGATAGCCTATGATAAGGCAGGTAAATCAAAAAAAAAATAGAAAGGAGGCGATCCTTGTCTATGCCGGGTTAACACCCCGGTTTTTTTATACCCAAAAATAAGGAGGTTTTCACATGTCAAATAAAGTTATCGCGGCTCAAGATAACACTGCCGCCGCAATAATGGAGATGGACTTGCAATTGTTTTCAGACCCTACCCCAGAACCTGCACCGGGACCAACCCCAGAACCTGCGCCAATACCTGAACCTGCTCCCGCGCCCACTCCGTCGCCGGAGCCAATTCCTGCGCCAGAGCCTACACCAGAACCAACCCCCGGTGCGCCGGAGCAATATGCGGACTTTACTCTGCCGGAAGGTTTTGACGCTCCCACGGATGACTTCAAAGCCTGGGTAAAAGAGCAGAACATGACCCAGGAAGCGGCACAGTCTGTTGTTGATTTCTACACGCAAAAGATTGTTCCGCAGCAACAGGCGGCGCATGTCAAGCAGGTTGAAACCTGGGGCAAGGAAAGCGAAACAAAATACGGCAAAGAAGGTATCGAGGCGGCCAACAAAGCGTTAGGCCGTTTTTCTACGCCCGAATTTAAAGAGTTCCTTGGTCATACAGGGCTAGGAAATCACCCGGAAATGATTGGGATATTCAAGCAAATCAATGAAAAGATTTCCGAAAGCGGATGGGTTGATGGTCCGCAAAATTCAGAACTGACTATCGCCCAAAAACACTTCCCAAATAGCAAACACAATGTATAAAAAGGAGAGATGATTAAATGGGAGCTATTGGTAACACTTACCCTACTATGATTGATGTGGCGCGGCGGCTTGATCCTAACGGTTCAATCGCTGACATTATCGAGTATGTAAACAAAGTAAACCCTATGGTAAATGATGCGCCTACCGTAGAGGGCAATTTACCCACCGGCCACCGTTATACGCGGCGTACTGGTCTGCCTACTGTGGGGTGGCGCAAGATTAACAGCGGCGTTGTTCCGGGAAAATCGCAAACCGCGCAATACGACGAGGGTTGCGGTATCCTGGAAGCGTATGCCGATGTTGACAAGAAACTAGCTGACCTTAACGGCAATTCTGCCGCATGGAGGTTGTCCGAAAATTCGGCATATATTGAATCAATGGGACAAGAAGCGGCCAGCACCTTGCTTTATGGCAATGTGGACGATGACCCGGAAGAGTTTGACGGGTTTATGAATCGCAGTTCTTTAAACGCCCTCGGAGATCAATGTTTAGGCGCAGGAGGCACGACTAACCTAGCGTCTATTTTATTGGTCGGCTGGGATCCGAAGAAATGTTCTCTGCTCTATCCAAAAGGTTCTAAGGCTGGCCTGGATTCTGAGGATAAAGGGCAAGTAACTCTTGGCGATGCCACTAACGGCTATTACGAGGGCTATCGTTCCCACTATGTTTGGGAACTTGGCCTTGTAATCCCCGACCCGCGTTATGTCGTGCGTATCCCTAATATCGACACTGTTGCGCTGGCGACGTTCAACTCAAACACCGACACTTCTGCAGACCTGTTGCAGTTAATGATTCGTGCCTATAACGCTATTCACAATATTGACGCTTGTAATCCGGTGTACTACATGAATAAGACCGTAAAAACCTGGCTTGACATCATTGCCAATACCGGAACTAACCGTAATGTGACCATTGCCTACATCGACGGCAAGCCTGTAACTACGTTCTTTGGTGTACCGGTGAGAAAATGCGATGCCATGCTATCTGCTGAAAGTCAAGTATCTTAATAAAGGAGGTAATAATAAATGTTTATTGATAACCAATTAATGATGTCCGATGCCCAAAACTTTGCCACGGTTGCAATAGCAACTGCTTCGACCAGTTATATTGATATGACTGTCGCCGGGAAAGCCGGTAATCCCTTGTGGATTATCGTAAAAGTTGAAACCGCTTTCATCTGCGCCGGTAGTAATCCCACCCTAACGGTTGCCATTCAGTCCGACAGTGATTCCGCTTTTGGAACAGCCACTTCTCACTACACCTACAGCACTATTGCGGAAGCTACTTTAGTTGATGAATATGTGATCGCAAAGGTGCAGGTTCCCGATGATTGCGGTCGCTATCTGCGTGTGTACTATACTCCTTCTGCCGCTTTTGATGCCGGGAAGGTTGACGCTTTTGTGACCATGAATCCCGACAGGCTATAGGAAGGGGTAATTTGAATGTATATTTGCATTCGGGAATGTTTTGTTAATGGTAGGAGATATGTCCCTAACAATCTCAAAAAAAATATTGGTGAATTCCCCGGCGTGGACAAACATCCATACTTTAAAGAAATTGCCAATGTTCCTGTAATTCCGGTTATTGATGACTCAGCCGCATTGTCAGAGTTTACCCCTCCTCTTCCCTTCCAAAAAAAAGTAACCCCTGAAATTCAGCAGGAAATGAAGGAGTTGAAAGAGGGCGGTATGACCGTAAAGGACATAGCGCAAAAGTTTGATGTTTCCGTATCTACGGTTATGAAGTATACCAAAGAGGAATAGAGGGGAGTTATTCTCCCCCTATTCCTTAAACAGAAAGGAGAGAAATAGATGGCTTTTAATATAAATCTTAATTCCGGGACTATGGAAATAATTAAATTCCTGCGAAATCTTGTCGGCAATGTTACTGCCGGGACTGTAACAGCAAGTAAGACTGTTACGGTTGATGCCAATAAAGACGTTGGCGATTTCCGTAACCTTGACGCGGTGAATATTGACGTTGGCGCAAGTGGTACGGCTGGCACTGTGGACGTGTTCCCGACAACTGCGTCCAAGGGTAAAATCATTATCCAATGTGCCGATAATACAACTAACCATAACCTTATTATTACTAATGAGGCGGTAAACGGTGCAAACAAAACACATACCATTCCTGCATTGACCGGTTATGCCGCCGTATCTACTGCGGCGTTAACTCTTGCAGAGGTTGATGTACTGGATGGTGTTACTCCTGGTACTGTCGCTGCATCCAAAGCCGTTGTTACTGATTCGTCCAGCAGGGTTGATGTTTGGAATGTGGCCGGACTTACCACTATGGGAGCGCAGACTTCCTCGGCCCTCTATTTGGGCGCAGGTAACAGTACAACCGCGCTTTCCACATCCACGGCAGATAAGAACTTTGTCGGACTGTATACGAAATCCACGGCAACAAGCGGGGATTCGCGCGGTATCTATGCTAAGCATTATATTGAAGGTGCTGGCGGCAGCGGCGAAGCATTGCGGGCCTATACGATGGTTACGGCGGCGGCGGCACAGGCCCACGGCGCGCATATCACCGGACAGCTCGACACAGGCGGTCAGGTGACAGGCCAATTATGCGGCGCAAGGGTAACGGCGGCAACAAATACCGGTTTAACCTTGGCTGGCGGTTCTATTGCTGCACTACGGATTGATACCGACCTTAACAGCGCGGTGTCCGGCATGACTGAGTCAACTCTTATTGACATTCGGGAGTTGCAGACTAATAAGATGGGATTTTTCCTGACTACATCCGACATGACCGGATGTGTTAAGGGTTCTGCGCCGGGGGCGGCTAACAATGCCTTGAAAATCAATCTTAACGGCACGGTTGCCTATATCCCGATATGCCCTGAATCTTAGGAGGTTAAATGAAAGTTACTATTGAACAACGGCGCAACGATCTATGTGTTGGACTTGTCAACCTGTACGCACAGGAGAAGGAACTGCAAGTCAAATTAGCGCAGGTGCAGGAAAGCATCAAGTGTAATGTCACGGCAATATCCGAAATGGAAATTTTATTAAGCGAACAGCAGAAAGTAACCGAGTAATGGGGGGCGGGACATCCCGCCTCTCTTAATTTTGTCGGAGGTGTAACATGATTTCAAAAACCTCTATTTGTAATTTGGCTTTGTCCCATTTTGGGGGCGGGAAAATTACTTCTCTGGATGACGGAAGCGAAAAAGCCCGTCAACTGGACTTAAATTATAATAATTGCTTAGAAACTACTTTGCGGGCTTTCCCCTGGAATTTTGCTCATAAAATAGAGTTGCTTGCTCTTACCGACAATACTACGCCTGGGTGGGAATATGTGTACGAATATCCCGCTAATTGCGTTAATATATTGCGAGTTTGTCCAGAAAGCGATCTTCGCCATAAAGACAAAAAATATCATTCCGAATATATGGTATTCTCGGATGGCAATGAAAAATATATTGCTTGCGACGTTGAAGATGTTTACGTGGAATACACGTTGAATGCGACAAACCCCACTCTTTATGATTCTGCCTTTGTTAAGGCTCTTTCTTATTTATTGGCGGCGGAAGTGTGTAACGCATTAAGCGGAAATGCTCAAAAATCACAAGAAATGATGCAAAAATACGCTCTTGCCATTGGCGAAGCTCAATTGGCCGGAGCCAACGAGGGTTATGTGCCTATTGAATTGCCTACCTCTTATACGGATGGGAGGTAATTGATATGTCCAGCGTAACTCCGCAAAAAGTATATTTAAAACAATCCTCCTTTGCTGGTGGGGAAGTAGCTCCCGCCATGTGGGGCCGGGACGATTATAAAAAATATGAATCAAGTGCCAAGACGATGTATAATTTTTTCCCTCATCCTATTGGTGGAGCCTCAAATAGGCCGGGAACATATTTAGTGGAAGAGGTAAAAAATTCGGCTAAAAAAGTAAAATTATTGCCGTTTCAGTTTTCTGTAGAGCAAGCCTATATTACAGAGGCGGGAGAAAATTATTTTCGCTATTACAAAGATGGTGGACAGATAGTCCGTACTGTGGCTATAACTGATGCGTGGGCCTTGGCAACCGCTTATGTAGTTGATGATGCCGTGGATAATGGCGGTCTTGTCTACAGGTGCATTTCTGCTCATACATCTGCTGCCGGTGATGAACCGGGAGTTGGTGCGACTTGGGCAACGAAATGGGTGCAAAGTGCGATAGTAGAAACAACTACCACTTATGCGGAAAGCAAACTATTCGGACTTAAAACCGCACAATCAGCCGACACCATGTATATTAGCCACAATGATTATACTCCTTCTACATTAACAAGAAGCAGTCATTATAAATGGACGTTTGGGGCTTTCGATTACAAAAACGGTCCATTTCGCACCCCTAATTCTACGGCAACAACAATAACCCCTAGTGCCACAACCGGCAATATCACGTTAACCGCTTCAACAAGTATTTTCGATAGCGATCATGTGGGTTCTTTATGGCAAATTAGCCATGATGTGACAGGACAGGTTGTAAATATTACATTCTCCTCTACAACAAACTCAAGCAGCATAAAATGTAAAGGTGATTGGTCTTTAGTTACACACGGCACATGGACGGGCACGTTGACATTGCAAAAATCCACGGATGGCGGCTCTACGTGGTATACAATCCGTTCTTATACTTCTACCAATGATGCGAACGTGGAAGATTCAGGGGAAACGGACGAACTTGTCCTATTACGCCTTGGTTATACCCATACGGGCGGTTCATGTGGCGTTGACCTAAATGCACATTCATTTGTTATGGACGGAGTTGTCGATATAACGGGATATACTAGCGGAACTGTAGTAAATGCAACTGTTATTAATGAGTTGGCATATAATACCGCCACAAAAGATTGGGCAGAAGGATCATGGTCCACAAAAAACGGATTTCCGGCCTGTGTAAAGTTTTATCAAAACAGAGTAGGATTTGCGGGGAGCGTTACGGACCCCTTGACCCTTTGGTTGTCTAAGGTTGGAGATTATCCAAATTTCTTGTCCAGTGTTCCGGTGAAAGATGACGATGCTATTACCGCGCCTTTAGTCTCTCAGGGTGTAAATTCTATTCGCTCTATTGTTTCTATAGGGAATTTACTGGCGTTTACTGCTGGAGGGGAATGGAAAATAGGCACTGGCAGCGAAAGCACTGCATTAACTCCTACGTCCACAAGAGCGGTGCAACAAGGGTACAGAGGAACGTCAACATTAGAACCCTTGATTATTGGCGATAGAATCCTATACTGCCAGGAAATGGGCAGCACGGTAAGAGATTTTGGTTATAGCCTGACAGACGACGTCTATAAAGGCGACGATTTAACAATGTTGGCAAGGCATCTATTCCGCAACTACGAAATAGTTGATTGGGCCTATCAGCAAGAGCCAGACGGTATTATTTGGGCGGTGCGGGATGACGGGATTTTGCTTAGTTTTACTTATATAAAAGAGCAGGATGTGTGGGGATGGGCGCAACATGAAACGGATGGATATTTTGAAAGTGTTGCCGCGATCCCCGGCGCAGATTATACAGAAGTATATTTCGTAGTACGCCGGACAATCGGTGGAGCTACTAAACGGTTTATAGAAAGACTAGCCCCCAGAATGGTGTCTACGGACCCACGGGACCAGTTTTTTGTTGATTGTGGGCTTACCTATGATGGTGTTTATAAGGCTGATGGAACGACAAAGAGAATTATAACCGGAGCGACAAAAGCGAGTCCTGTTGTAATCACATCGACGGCACACGAACTAAACAACGGTGATTATGTTGATATTTCGGATGTAACCGGCATGACGGAATTAAACGGGAACAGGTATAAAGTTGCTAATAAAACAGCAGATACATTTGAATTAACCAATATGGACGATGATACAGATATTGACGGCACAGCATTTACTACCTTTATTTCCGGTGGGTACATTAGAAAAGCCGTTATTACCGTATCAGGGCTTAGTCACTTAGAGGGGGAAACCGTTACTATCCTGGCAGACGGTACGGTGGACGCTTCCCAAGCTGTTTCAAGTGGAAGCATCACGCTTACCGATTATGCCTCCCGCGTACATGTAGGATTGGGGTATACCAGCGATTTAGAAACATTAAACCTTGATTTCCCGATGAAAGACGGAACGATCCAAGGGCGTATGAAGTGTGTTAGACGGGTAACTCCGCGATTAGAAAAGTCTTATGGTGGATATGTCGGCATTAACGGAAGCGATAACTTAGAACCAATTGAATATGCCCTATCGGACACCTGGGGGAAACCTGCCGACCTGTTTACCGGTGATGTAAAAACCACCCCGTTTTCAGCGTTTAACACAGATGCAACAATATTTATCAGACAATCAGATCCTTTACCAATTACGGTATTATGTTTAATGGCTGAAGTAGAATTGGGAGGAGATCAGAATGGCAACGAAGGTTAGGGAAGCAAGTTTTTCAGACTTTGCAAATTTTTACCCTCATCCAAACAACTTGGAAGAAATAAAAGTTTCCCTTGACATTGATCCAGATATGTGCCTTGCCATTCTATGGGATCATAGCAAAGAGAAAATAGTCGCAGAACTGGAGGGCAATCTGGTATGTTTGTGCGGGATTGTCCCTCCTAATAATTTCTGGCTGTTTTTCTCGCGTGATGTTACAAGTCTTCCCTTAAGTTTTTTCAAGGCAAGCCGGGAAATAGCCGGGAAGATTATTGAGGTTTACGGATATGCGGAAGGAAGAATATATTCCCAAAACACCTTTGCCCTGCAATGGGCGAAATGGGCTGGATGGACTATTGAACCGGGAGAGCCATACGGAAATGAAGGAAAGATATTTCACAGATTCCATATAGGGAAGGAGGAGTAATATGTGTGGTCCAGGAGTAGTGATGGGACTTAACGCTTTAGGCACATATCAGCAAATTAGAGCCGCCAAGGCGGATGCGGCATATCAAGCATCTGTGGCTAATGCTAATGCAACTTTGGCCGAAAGGCAAGCGGTAGAAGCAGGTAAAACGGGAGCATATGAACAAAGCCAAATAAGGGATAAGGCGCGAAAGATAGAAGCCACACAAAGGGCGCAAATAGCGGCAAGCGGTCTTGAACTTGCGGCAGGTTCTCCCTTGAATATTCTTGCTGATACTGCTTACCAGAGCGAACAGGATGTGCAAACGTCCCGGCATAATACGGGTATGCGTATGTGGGAATTAAACAATCAAGCTAACGACTACAGAGCGCAAGCGGAAGCGGCAAGACGTGCAGGTAAAAATGCAACAAGGTCGCTTTTGTTAACCGGAATTACTTCTCTTGCTAAACAATATAAGGATTTTGGTCTTGGAAATCAAAAGAAATCGGCAATGGGTATAACACCACGATAGTGAGGTGAAAGTATGACACCTATAATTCAATATTCCAGACAAGTAAATATGGAGCAGCCACCCGGTTATCGCAAGCCTGTTGTCGCAGGACCGGAGTCTTTCGGTGCAGGATTAGGACAAGCGATTTCCAGAGCTGGGGAAGTGGCCGGAGAAATGGCATTAAAACAGCAGGAACAAGATGATGTTAAGGCTGTTTTAGATGCCTCAGAAGCATACAAAAAGGATATGATTACCGCATTTAATGGAGAGAATGGATTTTATTCCTTAAAAGGCGACAATGCCTCCAACGTTGCTCAACAATCTGCCGACTTTATGACAAAAACACGGGAGAAATACGAAGGAACGTTAAATGCAAGGCAATTGCAATCCTTTAGAAATCATGTCTTGGCGACAGAAAACTCCTATTATCAAGGAGCGTTAACTCATCAGCAACAGGAGAAGGACGCGGCTTTTACTAATACGGTTAATTCCGGCATAGAAACAGATACGCAAATGATAATGGCTAATTATAAAAATACTGAACTTATGAATACTCCTTTAGCCGATATTGATAAAAAAGTAGCCGCTTTTGGTGCTGTCAAGGGTTGGGATAATGAAACAATCAAAACACAGCAAGATAAATATCGTTCCAAGGCTATTTCAGACGCTTTTGAATATGCCGTCAACATGAACGATTTAGACCGCGCACAGGGCATAATAAAGGACTTTGGCGGGATTGTAGATAAAACCGTTCTTGGGAAAATGGAAAACACTATTAGACCAATCCTGCAACAGGACGAACTGTTTAGATTTGCTGATGCATTAAAGAAAGACCCAAACATGCTTAATCCTGACGGAACACTTAATATTGAAAAGGCACAAGCGGCAACCGAAGCCAGATATGGCGTAAATGCCACTAAAAAAGTAACGACAAAGGGAAAAGGTGTTGCTGATACTACCTTAATAAATGAATGGGTATCCGGGGCCACGCAAAACGTAGACCCTGTATTTCTTACGCGTCTTGCTAAATTAGCAAAGGACAAAGGCCAAAAGATTGATATTCAAGACGGTTTTCGTACATTTGACGAACAAAACGCATTATACGAAGCATCAGACAAAAGCGGTACGATGGTAGCTGCTCCCGGCAGGAGTAGACATGAGGTTTCTTTGGCTATTGATGCAGGCAGTGATTGGGTAAAACAGTTGTCAACTGATGAACTAGAGAAATATGGACTTCATAAGCCGATGGATTACGAAGATTGGCACATTGAACCAACAGAAACAAAAGGGAAGGGTACTTTGGCATTAAAGGCGGTTTCTTTAGGAGGGGAAGAAACAACCGTTTCCGCGTATGATCCTGTAATGTATAAGAAAGCCATAGAAGCTGTCCATTCGGCAGCAGCCGAACTTAATGCCGTTCACAATCAGCAAGTTAAGCAGAAAATGGATGCTTTTGATAACTACATGTTGGCTAATAAGCCCTCTACAATAGCGGAAATAGAACAGGCAGCACGGGATTTTGGATTAACAGGTTCTGATTTACTTGGTGCTATTGGTGCGGGAAAGCAGGTGGCCGGATTGGTTAAATTTGAAGAAAATCAAGCATCTGAGGAAGCATATGAACAAGCAAAAAAAGATATATATGAGGGGCGAATATCTTCACAGGCGGCATTAAAGGCGAAATATGGCGATAGCGTTAAAATCGACCATTTAATTACTTTGGGGAACTTCTTAGATGCTACATATAATAAAAGTTTACACAAGCCCCCAGAATTACAAAACCAGGAGAATTGGAATTCTTTTCAAGGAGTTTTAAAGGGAGCGGGAATAAAAGACAAAATAGAAGAAGGTAAAATTTTAGAAAAAGTAACTATTCGAATAAAAGAAGCAAGAGATAAAGGAGAGCAAATTTCCCGGTATGACATTGAAGAAATGACTCGCGAGTATACGGCAAAAACTATATTAGTCAATAAACCTTGGGCTTTTGACAAAAAAGGGATTCTTGCTGATGTTCCATCTGCTCCTGGTTGGGGAGTTGACAATGAAAGCGTATATTATCAAGATCCCGGAACTGGTCAGATTATTCGCCCTGATAAGTACGAAAACGGTAAATATTACAAAACGGTTAATGGCGTAGATGTTGAAATGGTCCCGTAAGGAGGAAATGCAATGAGATTAGTCGGTCCCGACGGGTATGAATATTCACTTGAAGAATTAAATAACTTACAAGCGACAGAAAAGCCCTGGTATCAAAAAATACTTCCTTCCGGTGGTGCTTCTCAACTCGATTCAAGCAATTATTCCCGTAGCGAAGCATTGGCGCAAACATACGGGACATATAGCCAAATAAACCCTGACCAGGAGGCCCAGGATCGGCAAACTGCTCAAACATTAGGGCTTCCGCAATCAATTGTTAATGCAACTCCAGAAGTAAGAAAAGAAGCAATTTCCCAAGCACAGTCTCAAAATAACGCTCCACAGGATTGGGGAAAATTTACGGCCGACAATCCGTATACGTCAAAATATCTTTCCGACCCTCAATATATGGCTATTGCTCACGACGATATAAATAATCTTGCCGAACACGAAAGTATTCTCACTACCATGGGTAAATCTGTCCGTCTGCGCGAACTTGAACAACAGCGCGGCGAGATCGGCAACACTCTCTTTTTGTCCGGCAGCAAGGTCGAAGATTTGTCGGATTTAGAAAAGGAAAGGCTTTCCCGGATTGATGAAGAAATAAAGCAACTGCAACCGCAAATACCTACAAGTACATGGAGCGCAAGAGGTTTGGCATCTGCAATAGCCGGATTCGCACCATCGTTGAAAACGGCAGCAAGGTACAGTTATGCAGGTGCGGCAGCGGGTGCGGCTACTGGTTTGTTGGGAGGTCCGGCAGCGGAAGTGACCGTCCCTGCGGCTATGTTGGCCGGGGCTGGGGCCGGATTTAAAACAGGGTTTAACCTTGATCTTGCCGCAACAGCATCCGGCAATCGGTATCTTGATGAAGTACAAAAGAATGTCGCTCCCTTAAACGCGGCATTAGGTTCTGCTGTTACCGGCGCAGCTACATACGGATTAAGTTATGCACAAGTCGGGAAATGGATGAAAATTCCCGAGTCCACAGGATTAAAGCAAATAGGATTAACAGCCGCAGAACAGGCGTTGATAGGCGCAGGATTTACCGGGGCCGATATTGCAGGGCAAAAGATAGCGGAAAAAGATTGGTCCATCAAGCAAGAGGATTTACAGGCAATGGTTGAGGGCGGTATCAACATGATACCTATTGGCCTTGCCTTGTCTGTTCCCGGACATGCCGTTTCCGGCTTATCCCGACTTAGCCAAATAGCGGAAGAATCCAAAACAAGACAACGCTCCCCGGAGGCATACGCTGAATTTGTAAATTCTCAGGCTGGGGAAGTATCTATTTCCGGCTTAGAACTTGCCACCTATCTAGAAACGCAGAAACCGGAGCAAGCTAGGGCAATTGCTGAAAGGTTAAAAATTAATGATAATGATTTAGCCGAAGCCATTACAACGGGGGGAGAGGTAAAGGTTGGGCTAGGTAATTTCCTCACCATTGACAAACAGCATCAAGAAGCATTATTGCAGGATGTTCGCGTAGGGGATCACCCGACAGAGCGGGAAATCCAGCAGTATAAAGAGGAACTTAAACAAGTTGCCGAATCTCAGCAGAAAACAACCGAGCCAGCGCATCCCGAACAGCGCGGCAGTATTGCCGAAGAATTAGGACTAAGCGAAACAACACAAAAAGCCAAAGCCGAACAGGAAAGGATTATTGCTGAACGGGAGAACGCGGAAAAAGATATATCTATCAAACAAAAGATAGATTCCGCCATAAAAGAAGCCCAAAAAGAGGTTGAAGCTAAAGTAGCCAGTGAACCACTTTATAGGGCGATGGATTCTATTGATGTTCAATTATTCAGCAAATTAAAAAATGGCGTAAAAGAAATAGCCCAAAAATACACCGAAGGTAAACTAACCGAAAAACAGAAGGTCCACTTTGAGATTGTGGCCGAATCACACGGCTTTACATCCGGCGACGAATTAGCCAAAAGGATTAAGGGAAGTCGGGTAAAGTCCGATGAAGTAAAAACCAGACTTAATTATATGGCTGAACAAATGAAGCGGGAAGAATTGGGCGATAAAAAGACAGTAACGGATCAAGCAGAGTTTAACGCTGTTAAATTAGAATCAGTTTCCCATGAAGCTGCTGCATTGCGCGGCATGGCAAGAGGCGAACATATAAAGATAGCCAGGGAAAAGGATGTTGCTGATGCCGTTTCTAAGTTCAAAGATGCCGAGGCCGCTTTGTTGGTTGAGATTCAAAAGGCGAAAGGCGATGCGAAAATTCAAGAGTTAAAAAATAAACTGGAAGAATTAAAGCGGAGCCATGCCGACGAATTGAAGCAACTGAAAAAAGAGCAAAAAACACAACAAGAACACGATAGCAAACTTGCCAAGGAATGGCTAAAGTCCGAAGATGTTAGCCAACGTATAGGCAGACAAGCGCAGATAGGCATTAAAGCGGCGTTGGAGTACGCCAGGGAAGTTATTGCTGGCAAACCCATATCGGAAGCCATAGCCTACGGGAAATACATGTCTCAGGCCAGAAATGCGGCTAGACTTGCAGAAAAGGCATACCGGGCCGGGAAGTATGAGGAAGCGGCACGATACAAGAACCAGGAAATGGTTAATCATGCCTTAGTGCTTGAAGCGGTGAAGGTTAAAAAAGAATTTGACCAAATTAACGGATACCTAAAAGAACAGCAAAAATCAGATATTAAAACATGGAAGAAGGAAGAACATTTCAATCAAGCCGCAGACTTGTTGACCCGCTTTGGATATGATCGTTCACCTATAAATAAAATGGAAACATTGGACCAATGGGCGCAACGCATGAGCGATAAGATGGACACGGTTAGTATTGCCGATTGGCTTTTGTCAGATACTACCAGCAACCCACAAAAATTAACCTTACAGCAATTAACTGATGTTAAAAATGCCATAGCGAATATAAAGCATATTGCCCAAACGGAAGATAAGTTTTTCAGGTTATTCGACAATGCGGCAATGAATGAAAAAATCAATGAAGCTAAAACCCTTCTTGCTGACAAGCCGGACGTATACACTCCGGAAGTAGGGTTTGATGAAAGAAGTATTAAGGCAGGGTATTTTTACAGCCTAAAAAAAGTGACTTCTTTCCTCTGGGGCTTAGATGGCAAGGACTTCGGGTTCTTTTATAAATTAATCTATGAAAAGCCATATGACGCACAAAACGCACTAGGCAGGCGTATGTCTAAGTTAAAAGAAATGCTGGATAGTGCCTATTCTGCCTACAGCAAGAAAGAACGGGCAAAATTAGGGAGTGAAAAGGTATTTTATGATGAATTAGGTGTTTCTATTACTAAGGAACAGTTAATCCAAATCGCACTTAACGCCGGAAACAAAAGTAGTAAGGATGTATTATTCAGTAAGGCCCCTGTCGGCCTTGAAAAGTCTGCATTGTGGAGAGGTACGCCAGAACAAAACGAAATAGCGATAATGAAGTTTTTAGGTGAAAACCTTGACAAAAGAGATTGGGGATTTATCCAAAACACCTGGGGTGCTGTCAATTCTCTTTTCCCGGATGCTGACGCAAGACACAAGGAAATGTCCGGCTTTAGCATGGAGAAGATTGACGCTGTACCGTTTAATGTTACCCTTGCTGATGGTTCCACTATAGCCTTGCGTGGAGGATATTACCCACTAAAACAAGACCCGCGTTCACTAAGGGTTGCCGAAGTAACGGGAGAAGAACCGCTATATACAGGGAAAGCGGCTAATATGTTCATTGGGACAGACAAGGGATATACCTATTCTCGTACAGGCGCAACATATCCTATAAAACTAACATCTGACACGACATTCCAGCATTTATCCGAAGTGGCACATGATATTGAATTTAGGCCAGTAATAACCGACTTACGGCGACTTATTCTTAATAAAGATTTTGCTGATTTAATCAAACAAAAAACAGGGCTGGAAGGGTATGCCTTACTTAAAGAATTTATTTCTTCTTCCGCTAATAGTCGCACAGAAGCGTCTAGGTTGGCATCTGATTGGATGGATAAAAGCGCGGAATACCTTCGTAACAGGGTAGTGGTTGCCCAATTAATGGGGCGGCTTGGCGTTGTGTTGCAAAACTTCGCCAATCCGCTTCTTTATGGCAAGGCTGTTGAAGGATTTTCGCATACGGACGCGGCTATTGCGTTCTTTAAACGCGGCATATTCGACTATTGGCCTAAACTAGTAACAGGGAACGCAGGAAAAATAAGGGACTTCGTTCTTAATAATTCGCAGTTTATGAAGGATAAAACAAAAACACCAGATTGGATACTACACGAAGTAAAAAAAGAAGACAGTCCTATTGTAGAATTTTTTACGATGCTTCTTGCCGAATCCGACAATTTAACAAACTTTCCCATGTGGATGGAGGCATACGAAAAGAAAATTAATACAGGCGCAACACATCATGACGCTGTTATGTATGCCGACATTTTAATTGACAGAGCAACAGGTTCGGGCAGAAAAATTGATACTCCGCAAATACTGCGTACTCCTGGAGTAAAGCGAACTTTAGCCATGTATAAAACATTCATGTTGACACAATACAATACGTGGGCGATAGAACGGCAAATATTCCTAAAAGATAAGGATGTTATGCGCGTAGTTACTCAAGTAGCGGCAAAGTGGTGGTTGTTCACTTTGGGGAGTGCGTTGTTTTCTGGGAAAATTAACTTTAATGATGACCCGGAAAAAATCCTTAAAAATATGGTAGCTGAAATCATTAGTTATCCGTTGGGGTTTCTTCCGGTACTTGGAGATATGGGGCAGGTCGTAGTTCGGCAAATGGCAGGAATTAAAAGTTTTAATTATCGAGTTACGCCGCTAGAATCTGCTGCCTATGATGTAATAGATGTATTTTCAACTACCAAGAAAGCCATAAAGGGAGATAAAGATATTGCTGATGTATTAGAATCCGCTTCAAAGGTAACGGCGTATAAGTATAAGTATCCAGATCAATTTAATGATTGGTTTTGGAACGCATACGATATGTTGGTTAACGATATGGAATTTAAGGCCGAAGACATAATGAAACGCAGACCGAAGAAGGAGAGGAATTGATTTCCTCTCCTCTTTATTTAAAGGCTCAGGGCCTTTTTTTTATTTCTAAATGGAGGTGTAGCATATGACTGTTTCATCCGAACTAAACAAACATGTGTATGTTGGGAACTCTGCTACTATGGTATGGCCCTTTACATTTTATGTTCTTGACGAGGACGATTTGCATCTGTATCTAACAAATATTACTACCGGCGCAACAACGGAAATAACAACAAATTTTTCCGTATCACCTACGGGTGGAAGTTTCCCGGCAGATAGCGGGACTATTACTTATCCTTCTATTGGTGATCCTTTAACAAGCACGTACAAATTAACAATTGTTCGCGAAATGGATGTGTTGCAAGAAACCGAATATCCAAACAATTCCGCATTAAGACCAAAAGTGGTAGAGCGTGATCTTGACCGTCAAACAATGATTTCACAACAACTAAAAGAATCTATAACCAGAGCTTTGGTTGCAGATATTTCCTCTACGACAAATTACGAAATGCCTGCCGCCGTTGCTGACGGCGTTATAGGATGGAATGATGCCGGTACTGCCCTAGAGAATAAAACTGATTTATCAGGTACATTCCCTGTCGTTGATGTTCAAGCCGCTATAGACCATATAACAGACCCCACAAATGCCCACGCTTCCAGTGCTATTTCATTTGTTCAATCAGGTTCCGGGGCCGTAACTAGAACCGCGCAGGATAAATTAAGAGAGGAAATATCAGTAAAAGATTTTGGTGCAAAAGGCGATGGAACAACCGACGATTATGCTGCCATAACAGCAGCAATAACATATGCGGCAACAATAAACGGCACTGTGCGCGTTCCGTCCGGTCTATATATTGTTTCGGATACCATTGATATTACCGAATACCAATTTGTTAGTATTATCGGAGATGGACGGTTGAATTCATTAATTCTACATACAGGCGCACAAACTACCGGATGTTTACAGATATATGGCGGTGACGGAGTTGTTAGTGGTGGATTACGTACAATGTATAACCGTCCTATATGCACAGTTAGCGATATAGGGTTAGGTAGTATCGGCGGACCGGCATTAAGATATTATAGGGCTTGGAACATAATTACCGAAAGAGTTTATCTTTTTAGTGCTCATGCAAGCTATCCATTTTTAAGTTGTGACGGTGCGGCCATGAATTTATTTAGTGATTGTGATCTTGATCCTGGGAATACCGATTATCCCTCTAATTGGGCGGCTACTTTAACTGCGCTTTGCACAAGTGGACAAAATGCGCTGAAAATAACTACCTCAGATGTTATCCCTACCACTACCACTGAGCAAAGTTTTATAAATTGCCGCACTGGAAACTGGTATACTGGAGATAGTATTATTATTGAAAATCCCGCGCCCACGGTATTTAGTATGTTTGGCATGAGTTTTGTCAATTGTTTCATAAAAGTAAAATCAACACGTAATGGAGTTTCAATTATCAACGCAGGGGTAAAGATAGATAATACCGATTTTGAAGGAGTTGGATCAGATCCGGCAACAACGGCGATTTACGTTGGCGGATCTGATACTGTATTACGTATATCAAATGTTGATAGTTACTCGGCTCAATTAAGAATAGTTCTTGCTGATACTGTTTATGTAAGTAATAGTAGTTTTAAAAATCTTGTGGTCGAAAATAATCCCACTACATATTACTGTTTTATGGGTATGAATGTTGTTAATGCTATAGACAATACGTCGGCGGGTATTATATCTAATGGAGCAAATATATTATGGTTTGGCACAAAAGGAACTTCAGTGTCTGGATCACTTGGAAATAAACTCGTTCTTGATAATATTGGAAGTCAACTAAAGTTAGTGGGCGATGGAGGCTATTCGGCTGGATTATGGACAAATGCTGGAACGACTAATGCTCAATTCGCTGATTGGTCCAGTTTAAAAGGTTTTCAAATGAATCTTGCAAACGGAAATATCCGTATCGGAAATAATACCTCGCCCGATTCGTGGAAACTTTCTGTTGATGCTGGCTGGATAAATTCGGTTGATGGTTATAAAACAAACGGAGCGGATTTTGGAGAAATGTTTGAAAGTGCGGACGGCAACAGAATACCCTTTGGTGTTACAGTAATAGCCGTGAATGGGAAAATTAGGGCAGCTAAAGATGGAGAAAGCCCGATAGGTGCTATTTCTGCAACATGTTCCTGGGTTGGTAATAATGGCGGCAATGAATGGCCGGGAAAATATCTAAGAAACGATTTTGGGGTTATTGTTGAAGATTCAGACGGAAATCCGACAATTAACCCTTTATATGATCCAACAAAAGAATATGTTTTACGTGAAAACCGTCCCGAATGGCACATAGTAGGGTTATTAGGGCAAGTTAGAATATTAAAGGGACAGCCTACTGCCCCAGGATGGATTAAACTAAACGACATATCTGACCAAGTTGAACTATGGCTAATTAAGTAATTTTATGTTAAACTATTACCGCTAGGCTAGGTAAGGGTAGCTCCCTTGCCGAAAAGCCGCCCGGTGGCCTGCCTAGCTTACATACCGGGCAACTAAATAAAAACCGGGAAGGAGTGACCTGCTTATGCTAGGTCTATTTTTTATGCCTCCAGGAAAGAGGTATAAATGAAACTGGAAGAACAATTAACGGAAGCATTGAAGTTAATTACTAAGGTTTTAAACGACACTAACGACATAAACAAGAGACTTGCAAACGCCTTTATAGTGGCTATAGTGGCGTTTTCTTTATGCTTTTCTATTACCATAGTAGGCATTACATATCTATATTTTCGGTCTGATTACCAATATGGAACTATCAACCAAACCCAAGGCAATAGCAGCACAGCAAATATTAACGCGAAGGGGGATGCTGAATAATGGCAAAGAAACCCGTTAAACCGACAAAACCCGGTAAGCCAACGAAGGGGGGTTAATGCTATGGAACCATGTCCGTATCATCCTGAGTGTTTGCGAAGGATAGAGATGTGTGAAGAAAAAATATCTGCACTTGAAGACAACAATACAAAATTTTTGATTAAACAAGCCGGGATGGATCAGAAATTGGATTACATTATTGAAACAGTCAAAACCCTTGTAAGAACCGTAGAGGATATGGCAAAAACTCCTTCCAGGCGGTGGGAAACGGCAATAACCGCAGCTATCACGGCAGGGATAACAATACTTTTGACAGCTATTTTGTCGTGGTCAGTATTGCATAGGGCGGTGTGAAGTTTATGCTTGATTACATATGTAGGCATTGGATTGGCGTAGTCATTATTATGGTGATTACGCTTTTCATTTTCTGGGCAATAGGGTTTTTTGCCAATTCCCTAATGGGAGCAAAGTTTGAACTAAATTCCTGTTGGGCGGGAGTAGCCGCCATATCTACAGCCGGGATAGTTGGACTAGGAAAGTATTATACTGATTCCCGGCACAATAGCGAACCAAATAAACCTATTGACGGAGGCGGTTAATAATGAAAGTTGCGATTAATGCCGGGCATGCCCCAAACGGGATTCCTGACCCCGGAGCCGTAGGCCCAAACGGAACACAAGAGGCCGATGTCACAAAATCTGTAGCAGAGAAACTTTGCGCTCTATTGCAGTATTTTGGACATGAAACTCTATTCATTCAAGAGGATGATCTAGGCTTGATATGTGACAAGGCAAACGAATTCGGCGCGGATATATTCGTTTCTATCCATTGCAATGCTGCCGAGAATCCTGCCGCACATGGCACAGAAACTTTCTACATGGAAGGTAGCGGAGCCGGTTCACGGTTAGCGCAATATGTACATTCCGAACTGTGCGGAACGGGATTGACCAACAGAGGAACGAAAACCGCAAGGTACTATGTCTTAAAGAATACCGACATGCCAGCCATTTTGACCGAATTGGCCTTTATCTCTAACCCAGAGGAAGAAACCTTGTTGTCCGATGTTAATTCTCAACAAACCTTCGCAGAGGTTATCTGCCGAGGGATAAACGCATTTTGCGGGATGTAAAGGAGGCGTAAAGCATGAGTGAATATCTGCGTGATATTGCTGCATGGTTTTTAGGTGAAGCTGATAAATTAGATAAACTTGATACAAAGATTAGGGCGGCAATTACTACACAAAACCGTCGAGCCTTTTATTATGGCATTGCTGTAGGTTTGATTCTTGCGGTTTTAATCGTAGGGGTGATCTAGTATGCTAAAAAACATTGACTTTAAGTACAAAATAGCCATAATCGTTTCTATGGTGCTTATTTTTGTCTGTGTTGCGTTTTGGGTATATGGTAAGGTATTTACACCAAAGGTTACGAAAATTCCCAACGTAGACAGCCAAAATAAAGCCATCACCCTTCCTATTGAGACAAGGTTCAAACAAATTACCTCTGTCGGCATTGAAGCGAAAAATCCTGGTGACGCAGATATACAAGTATCTAGTAAATCAAATTATGTCGTTGAAGTAAACGGCAAAAAGGAAGAATTGCAACCTGTAGTTAAAGAAACATCGAAGCTGGAGAACAATAAAGTAGTAGTCACCCAGGAAAACACTGTCACGACAAAAATTAAATTGCCGGAGCCTGCTGGTTCGTTTGGTGCAGGGATGAACGATAAAGACGAATTGGCTATTATGGCAGATGGACGTATTTATAAGAACTTGAATTGGTGGGTATATGCCAGCAGATCGGAGCAAGCGGTAGGCGCGAAAGTAACAATATATAAGTAGCGACTATTTCCTTTTTTTGAAATAGTTCATTCTAAGGGGGGCTGGCTAATGCTGGCCCCTTTTTTGTTTAGCACAAAACTCCGAAATACTTTCCTTTGATTATGTTCTAAAATCTCAAAATTGTTTCTCTCAAATATATATCTATACTGATTATAAGTATAGTGACGATCCCCTAACTCATTTACTTTATTCTCCCAGCCGATTATCATCTTAATTGCCTCTTTTAACCATTGTACTTTATGTTCGCCTATAATAATTACCACGCCATCTGGTTTTAATACTCTATATATTTCAGACAAGAGTTTGTCTGGATTATCCGCGTGGTGGAAAGATTGGGACATAAACACAAAATCAAGCGAATTATCAGCTATATGTAAATCGTAGAAACTCCCATATATAAGGGAAATTTTATCAACGGGAACATTATAATGTTTTAGGACAAGAGGGCCAAGCTTCAATAAACGATGCTTAGAATACTCTAGACAGTATAATTTATCAACTATAGGAGTGATATAGGAAGCAGCCCAAAGATTACCTGCTGCTAAATCAATCCCGGTTCCGCGCATATATGACGAAAAGAGCAATAAGTCATATGGTAATTGACATTCTTTTAAATATTGCTCCATTTTTTCAAAGTTACCGTCAACAATATACCAGGATTTTTTCTTTTCTTCGTTTTCATTATTCCAGTATTCAGCATATTTAGGCATATCTTCATTTAACCAATGTTCGACTTGATATTCCATAATATTCATCCCCTCCCAATTAATTACCATTTTACTACTATGCGTGAAAATTTGCATTAGTTATTTGTTGTGGTAATTGATTTAAGGAGCATTAAAAAGTGACATATTTTTATGTATTAGTAACATATTAGTAACAAATAGCCAATAAACCCGCGTGAATACTGCATCACCAATTCTCCAAACGTTAATTACAGTGTATTAATTACCCCTGCGAATCCAGTATTTGCGGGGGTTTTTGTTTGTCTATGAGGTAATTAATAACAGTTCAAAACAGGTTATTAGTAACAAACTAGTAACAAGCTAGTAACAAGCACTTTAAATCATGTCTATTGCTTTTCTTAGTTCTTCGATGTCCTTATGGGTATATGTTTTTTCTGTGGTGGTAAAGCTGCTATGCCCTACAATATTTTTAATTGATGTGGGATTTGCTCCCGCGTTGTTAATTAATGTCGCAAAGGTATGGCGGCAGTCATGGGGCCTGTGCCCTGTGTCTAGTCTTAGTCGCTCCATGATCGGCGTAAACACTCCCCGGTAGTAATAGTCATAGCTTATCGGTTTATCCTGTTTCTTGGGGTGTATTATAAGGTAGGAAGTGCAAGCCTGTACCCTACGCTCAAAAAATGGCTGGATTTTGTTATGGATGGGCACAAGTCTATTTTGGCCTGCCTCTGTCTTGCTGTCTGTGACTATAAAATACCTCTCTGATAGGTTTACATCCTCTGGTCTAATATTAATCAATTCTCCGGGCCGAATACCGGTATAGATAAGCATTAGGATAGTATCTGCCAATGGGATGTCTGGTTCGTTTTTAAACAGCGTGTCTATTTCCTGCTGGCTGAAAGGTATTCGTTTGGTCTTGCCTTTGTTTTCGCCAAGGGTGATGTATTCAGAATAATCCTTGCTGACAATATCATTTGCCATAGCATATTTGTATAATTGATTATACAGCACTTTCATTTTCTTTAATGATCCGTGTCCTAAATCGCATGCTGCTATTGCTTTGTTAAGGTGGGCGGTCTTGATGTCCTTGAACAGCAGGTCATGTAAAGAAGTAGAATTATTGAACGCTGCATTATATCCCAGGACTGATGACCTAGACGCGTCCTTATATTTGACGGACTTGTATAATTGAAATAGTTCTGAAAATGTGATCGTGTCATTATCCACCACAAGAGGATCTTTATTATATTCTGCAAGGGCAAGTAAGGCTTGATTTTGTTTTTCGTAATATCCAATAGGTAGATATATAGGATAGCCCCTATCGTCAAACCCCAGTGTTTTTCTGGCTACCCAGGGTTTTCTTCTGTTGCCGGATAGTTTATAAACCGAGCCGTATCCATTAGGATTACGCAATTTTACCACCCCATAGACAAAATACAATAAATACTATATAATTAAATACGAACATACGTTCGTTAATTTATGATGAATTTGTGATGTAATTGTGAGGTTTTCAGAATATTTTCATTATTAGGACAAATGTCCATTGTAATATTTTATTGTGTCATGTAAAATCTAATTGCTGAGATGATCGGATGTTAAATTAAGTGAAGGGAATCACGATACATAAGGAGGTCATTAAATGCCACAGACGGAAAAGAAGGGGGAAAAGTTAGAGGAGAGAAAAACAAAACCGATAATTATAGTGTGTCATTTAGGGAATAAAGATTATGTTGAGTGCGACGGCGGATTAATATTGGTAGATCATAAATTTATATCTGATCTCGAATAAGGAAAATCGCGGGGGATACCGTTAATCTTCCGCGATTTCTTTTTTTAGTTCTTCAGTTATAACCAATAATTTTTTTATAGTTTCTACGGACACCTCTTTAGTATTTTGGCTTATTTTTGTTGGTTCAACAAGAGTAAGCCTATTTTTTTTGTCTTTTTCTATTTTGTTAAGTATGGCGTTATACTTCTCCGAATCTTCTTTTACTACATAAGCGTCGGGCAAAAAGAACTCCGGCAAAGTCAATCCAAAATAATTACATATCCTTTCTATTGTCTCTGTTCTTGGGCTTGTCTCGCCTTGCATTATTGTGGCTAATGTTGATTGGGGAATATCGGACTTCCGAGCAAATTCATTTATGCTTAGTCCGTGCTTATCGCATAACTCTTTTATCCTCTCCGGTATGTTCATATGCCCTATCCTTTCTATTAACGTAAAATCGTTAATCTTATTATATATAAAAAATAAAAAAAATAAATATCGAAATTACGCTTGACAACCTATCGTAACTACGATAAGATAAGATTAACGAAATAACGATTCGTAATTCCGATAGAAAGGAGGTGATATGCTTTGACGTTAGGTGAACGATTGAAGCATTTTCGCATAGAAGCTAACAAAACTCAAAAGTCGGTAGAACTTGAAATTGGGATTCCTCAATCTACCTTAAGTGGGTGGGAAAATGATATAGCCGAACCGGGGTCCAGTGATTTAATCAAGTTAGCTAGTCACTACCGTGTATCTGTGCTGAAATTACTGTATGATAACCCACCCGGCAAGAAAAAAACCGGATAAAAGGAGGGACAAGCCATGCAACAGATCACAGTCCAGCAAGCGGCTGAGATCATGAAGAAGGGAGCACAATTCGTCCGTGTAGGACTGCAGCGCGGATTATTGCCTTTCGGAACGGCGGTAAAGGTGAAGCAACGCTGGAATTATTACATTTCGCCAAAGCTGTTCTACGAATACGTAGGCGAACCGAAGCAAGGCGCATAAGGGAGGGGTGAGGATGGAGAAGAAGCAATGCGATACATGTTATTGGGAAGAGTATGCTGTATCCCAGGAGCCTTGTTATTCATGTGCCTATGGCGATAAAGATGCATTTACCAATTGGCAACCAAAAGAGCCAAAGGATACCCCATGAGCGTTTTCTACTCAGGCATGATCTCCGGCGCGATAGTATGCGCGGCAGTGATGGGGTTTGTGGGGTATGTGTGGGGGATATGGAGATAGGGGGGAAGAGAAAATGATTGATATTTCTAAGTTTATGTTTATTAAGAAACTCAAGGCTGGCAGATATGGCAACGGGGGGGTTACCATTTATAAAACCGGTAACGGCGCAATATCTTCTACGTTAGGGGATGAACTCTTAAACATTAATGCTATTGATATTGGGCTATCTGCCAATGGTCAGGAAATTTTAATTCAAAAAGGGACAACTTTTAATTTGATTCCTGACAAAAGAACTAAATCAAATTTTAAAAAATTTACATCAAAAGAATTGGCTTATGAACTGCAAAAGCTAAATATTAGTTTTCCCGCAAAATACGATGTCAAAAAAATTGATGATGTATTTTTGGGGGAATTGATTGAAAAGTGATGGCCCCGTAGGGCCAATGCGGGGTTGGTATGGTTCAATGATAACGCATGAAGGGGGGTGGTGTCGATGCTTGAAGAGGCCCGATTGGAGGCAGGATTGTCCCTGGAAAGGGCCGCAGGGATGGCTTATTTGGACAGAAAAGCACTTAGGCGGCGAGAGACAGGAGAAATACAGGTAACGCCTGACGAGGTTTGCACGTTAGCAGAAGCCTATAAGAACCAGCAACTAAAGCACTGGTATTGCTCAGTATGCAAGATCGGCAAGGAAATGGGCCGCATATATGACCCCGTAGACGCAACACTGGCAATGCTCCGGTTCCTGCGGATAATTGAGGACATGCCGAAGATTAAACAGGTGCTAATGGACATCCTTGAAGACGGCAAGATCACGGAAGACGAACTGCCTTTATTTGAGGAAGTATGTAAGAAGCTGGCATACATGAAACAGTGTATAGATGCGCTTGTGATGGCAAAAGGAAAAAGCACTCCTGCCAGAGTGCCTTTAAGGTAAAAACATGAGAAAGTTCGATAAGTTTGTTACCTCTTTAATTATATCAAGAAAGGCGGTAAAAGTCAATGGATAAGCACGTTGTTGATATATTAACCGGCATGAGTTTTATGGCTATCTGGCTATTGTTGATTCTTCCTTGCATGATTATCGCTTATAGAGATTTACGGAGAATATGGCGGGTTATAGCTAGGGCAGCAAGGATGGAGCTGCGGCGGTATGTACTGAGGGTTTGGATAGAGGAGAGAAAGAGGGGGATTGCATGAGTGAGGTTATTGTAAAAACTCAGCAGGATTGGGACGTTATACCGAAGGATTTTGACGGCATTGTCTATATTAACGCAGACCGGGAAACGGTGATTATTGTTAAGGAAAAACGGGGCTGGAAAGTGGTAGCCAGGGGAAATAGTTCCGTGGAAGCCAGGGAAAATAGTTCCGTGGTAGCCAGGGAAAATAGTTCCGTGGTAGCCTGGGGAAATAGTTCCGTGGAAGCCAGGGAAAATAGTTCCGTGGTAGCCTGGGGAAATAGTTCCGTGGAAGCCAGGGAAAATAGTTCCGTGGTAGCCAGGGAAAATAGTTCCGTGGTAGCCTGGGGAAATAGTTCCGTGGAAGCCTGGGAAAATAGTTCCGTGGTAGCCAGGGAAAATAGTTCCGTGGTAGCCTGGGGAAATAGTTCCGTGGAAGCCTGGGGAAATAGTTCCGTGGAAGCCAGGGAAAATAGTTCCGTGGTAGCCAGGGAAAATAGTTCCGTGGTAGCCAGGGAAAATAGTTCCGTGGTAGCCAGGGAAAATAGTTCCGTGGTAGCCAGGGAAAATAGTTCCGTGGTAGCCAGGGAAAATAGTTCCGTGGTAGCCAGGGGAAATAGTTCCGTGGAAGCCAGGGAAAATAGTTCCGTGGAAGCCAGGGGAAATAGTTCCGTGGTAGCCAGGGAAAATAGTTCCGTGGTAGCCAGGGAAAATAGTTCCGTGGTAGCCAGGGAAAATAGTTCCGTGGTAGCCAGGGAAAATAGTTCCGTGGTAGCCTGGGGAAATAGTTCCGTGGTAGCCTGGGGAAATAGTTCCGTGGTAGCCAGGGAAAATAGTTCCGTGGAAGCCAGGGAAAATAGTTCCGTGGTAGCCAGGGGAAATAGTTCCGTGGAAGCCTGGGGAAATAGTTCCGTGGAAGCCTGGGGAAATAGTTCCGTGGAAGCCAGGGAAAATAGTTCCGTGGAAGCCAGGGGAAATAGTTCCGTGGAAGCCAGGGAAAATAGTTCCGTGGAAGCCAGGGAAAATAGTTCCGTGGACGGCAAAGGCAATACACAAATAGCTAAATACTCAGATTCTGCGAAACTTACCATATCCGGCAATGCGCGGATAGTTTCCCTCCCTGAAACTGTAGAAGAATATTGCGATTTTTACGGGATTGAGGTTAAAGATGGTCAAGCCGTATTATATAAAGCCGTCCATCATATCGAAAACATTTACCACAGCAACCATGACTACCACTTTACTTATGAGATAGGTGTAACCGTAGAACATGAATGTGACTCTAATATAAATCGTGAATGCAGTCGAGGCTTGCATGTTTCTCACCGCGCTTGGGCTATTGATTTTGGGCGCGGATGGCGCGAATTAGCTATTTTGGAATGCCTTGTGCCATTGGATTGTATTGTAGTACCGAAGAACGGGAGCGGCAAGGTGAGAACATCAAAATTAACCGTAGTACGGGAAATACCGCTTGAAGAGTGCGGGACATATGGGAAGGTATTAGGAAGGATGAGGGCATCATGAGTAGATTCACCGACCTAGCCTATGACACTGACCGCTTTAGCCATCCCCTCTCACAGGAAATGTTCCCCCCTCCCGAGCGACACCCCCGCATGAGCGATAGCGGGATGTACTGCGTAACGTGTGGGAAAGAGTTGAAGGTGATCGAATACCCGGATGAGCCGGAGGAATATTGCGGGGGAAGTTATACGGTGTACGGGGGATCGGAATTATTTTGTGAAAAGGGGTGTCCAGCATAAGGAGGGGTATTGATGAAAATAAATTTTAATATAGCAATGAAAAAAGTAACACCTAAAATACTTGAATATGGATTTACAAAAGCTTCACCCGAATGGGGTAAGGGAGAAATTCAATGGTACAAAATTGTTATACCTAATACTTTTAGAGGAAAATATATGGTCTATCTTTGCGAAAAAGATATATGCGGAATTTTCCAGGGCATGGCAATTCAAGATCATGAGTTTAGTAGCCTTATGGACAAATTATCATTTAAATCACCGGAGTGTGTTAAATGGACGGTTGATTTACTAAGTTGATTTACTAAACGGTTTAAAAAATTTCGGCGTAATTGATTTCGATGGCGAGTTGAATTTTTTAAAGGAGGCCACGACATGAACCTATACGACGTCACCGTATACGACAACAAGCATAAAGTTACCGTGACATGGAAAAACGTGGGCGCAGATACGGAAGATAAAGCGTTCGAGAGGGTTGTAGTTGCCATGAGGGGCGACGGGGTTCCAAGGAGATTAATCATGAAAAAGAATATTGAGGAGGTTGCGAGTTAATGAGTATGGATTTAAAGGTAGTTGAACAGGTTCAAAAGTTTGTTTGGAACTTTGAGGATATTAGAAAAGAATTAAAAGCACATATCGCGCAGTATTCAAAGTTAGTTGTAAACGACGACAATGTGCTTGAAATGGAAAACACCAAAAGAGAAATTGCCAGTTTGCGCGTTAAAATTTCCAAGTTTAAAGTTTTCGTAAGGCGGGAATTGGAAAAGCCATACCAGGAATTTGAATTACAGGTAAAAGACCTGCTTGCCCTTGTTGAATCGGTAGAAAAGCCGATTGAGGAACAGCTTTATAAATACGAAGTCAAGCGCAAAGAAGAAAAAGCTAAACTTGTTCAGCAATGGATTAATGAAATCTCGGCAGAGCTTGGCCTTGAAGAAAAATATAGTAGCCAGATTGCTATTGCCGACAAGTACCTTAATCGGACACAGAAATCCAAGGACACAAAAGACGATATTCAAATGAAAGTCTGTTGGTTCCTGGATATTCAAAAGAAAGAACAGGAATCCGAAAGGTTCCGGCAGGAAAAAATCGAAATGGCGCGGTTCCTTGTTGAGTCACTAAGCGCAGGACTAACTACTCCGCTAACCTTTGCAGAAGTAGAGGGAAAGATTGAATCCCTTGATATTGTCGGTCTAAGGACGCATATCGAAACCGAAGTATCCAGACGTAGGGAACGAGAAGAAAAGGCCGCTAAACAAGCCTTGGAACGTGCAGAACAGGAAAGACTTGCACAAGAACAAGCCCGGATTAAAGCAGAACAAGAGGCAATAGAGAGGGCGGCAAGAGAAGAGGTAGAACGAGCGGCGGCAGAACAACGGGAACAGGAACGGATTGAACGCGAAGAGCAGGAACGTATTGCCGAGGCTAACAGGATTGAGCAGGAACGAATTAAAGCGGAGCAGGAAGTCGCGCAAGAAATAACAGCGGTTGAAATACCGAAACCTGCACCGGTTCCCGCCAAGAAATACAATTCACAATTTGTAGTGTATGGCATAACAGAAAATGACCATCAAGCAATTTCAGACTTCTTGCACAATAAAGGATATGAATTTAAGTCAGCCACAAAAGAAGTTAAGAAAGCGGGGTGATGGCATGGCTATACCCGTACTAATCATTGGGAAAAGCGGAAGCGGAAAAAGTACCAGTTTAAGAAATTGCGCCGAAGGGTTTAATCTAATAAAGGTTTTAGATAAACCCCTCCCTTTTAAAGGGAAAATACCTTCCGGAACGACTGATAATTACACAACTGTCATGAAATGGCTTGATGCTGCAAAAGAAAAATCTATCGTTATAGACGATGCGGGATATTTAATAACAAATCAGTTTATGAACAATCATTCCAACGCAGGGAAAGGGAACGGAGTATTTGCCTTATACAATGACATTGGAGATAAGTTTTGGAGTTTAATCCAATTCATAATTACCAAGTTACCTGCCAGTAAAATTGTTTATCTGATGATGCACGAAGATACTAACGATTTTGGCGACATCAAACCTAAAACAATAGGGAAGATGCTGGATGAAAAAGTATGTGTCGAGGGAATGTTCACAATCGTCCTGCGGTGTGTTAGCGAGAACAATAAACATAAGTTTATCACTCAATCGGAGGGTGGAGCAGTTAGTAAGTCTCCAATAGGACTTTTCGAGCGAGAGATTGACAATGACCTCAAATTCGTTGACGATGCCATCCGTTCTTACTGGGAACTAACCGACAAAAAAGAAAGTAAAGGAGCGTAAACAAAATGCAAAAACCTGCTGAATGGGACAACACAGAAGCCTTTACGGGGGATTTTAAAAACCTTCCTCCTGGCGGTTATATCTGCCGAATTAAAAACGCGAAAGTCGATACAACTCAATCCGGCAAAGAAGTTTTAGTTATTGCGTTTGATATTGCCGAAGGTGAATTTGCCAATTACTACGGTGAACAGTATGTCAAGAAAACAGAAAATAACCCTGACGCGAAATGGCAGGGCATATACCGGCAGTTAACAGAGGGTAACAGCCTTAAATTCTTTAAGGGTTTAATCCATGCCATTGAAAACAGCAATAACGGTTACAAGTGGAATTGGGCTGAGAAGACGTTGAAAGACAAGCTATTTGGTGGCGTGTTTGGGCAAGAAGAATACATCAACAATAACGGAGAATTGAAACTCTCCACCAAATGCCGCTTTATCCGCAGCATAGAACAGATCAGGAAAGGCGTGGATGCGCCGGAAATCAAGAAATTAAGCGGCACTAATGGAGGCAGTTCAAGCAATATAAATGATGTGTTCCCCGATGATGATATTCCTTGGGGCTAAACATTAACACCACCGCAAAACAGGGGCAAGGTTGAGGCTTTGCCCCGGAGGAGGTAACATGCGAGAATTTCTAAAGCAAGTGCTAATAAAAGCAATACCCCCGTTAATTCTATGGCTGTCAGTGTTGGCTTATCTGCACTACAACGTACTTAAACCGTTAGAGCGTACCGCAGACCATTTAAGCGAAATAAATCAGTCAATAGAGCAGACTAACAGCCAATTAACGGAGATAAGTCGTAGACAAGCGGAAGAAGTAAGCCGGGGCAGTAATAGGAGGATGATGGAGATTTCGTACTACACTGACGATCCAGACGAGAATGGAGGGTATGAGGGGCTTTCGTCCTCCGGCACTCAATTAACGGTAGGCAGGACAATAGCGGCGAATAATCTCCCGTTTGGCACAAGGGTATTTATCCAGGGTATTGGTGAAAGGGTTGTTGAGGATCGCGGGAATTTAAAGGACAACCAGATAGATGTCCTTGTGGAGGATAAAACTACCGCTTATAGGCTGGGTAGGCATATGGCGGCGGTAGTGGTGGAGAGATAGGGGGGAGTGGGAGGATGGATGAAGTCCAGGAATTAATAGAAATAGCCTCACATGCGAAAGGGTTCGATTTGAAACTTAATCTTAACGAAATAGAACTTTTCTTCCTTGAAACTTACTTAGATTGGTGCAATAAAGACCCGGAAGCTAAAGAAAAGCTAGAGCCACAAGTCGAGATAGGGCCGTATAGAGTAGACTTTCTATACTTAGGTAAGTATGTAATCGAGATTGACGGCAAGGAATACCACAGCACACAGGAACAGCGGGAACATGACTACAACAGGGAAAGATTCTTACTGTTGCATGGATACACGGTGATAAGGTTTACGGCTAAAGAAGTGCGGGAGTATCCGCGAGAGTGTATTACTCAGATGATGGAGATCGTTTATACACGAAAAGTTGTTTAATTGATAGGTGGGTGGGGGATGAACTATCTTGCCGAGATATTGGCCTTTAACCGGTGGAGGGAAGTGAACCCGTTACCTGCCAGCGCAATTGCATTATGGCACGAATTGATGGCTGTTTGTAATAAGGCTGGATGGCAACAGGTATTTACTACCCCGAATGGGACGTTACAGGCCGCATGTGGTTTAAGCCGCAGAGAGTTTGACAGGGCAAGGCAAATACTTATCGAAAATGACCGCATTAAATATAAGAAGTCCGAGAGGGTAAATCAAGCAGGACGATATGAACTTCTCCCCTTCCCGATTGTTCAAAATGTACAACAAAACGTACAACAAAAGGTGCACAGAACGTACAACGGGAGGGACAACAAAAAGGACATATTATTTAAACAAGAAACAGAAACAGAAAAAACCCTCCATAGGTTCCCGGAGTTTTGGGCCGCATATCCAAAAAAGAAATCCAGGGAAGATGCAGTTAAGGCTTGGAACAAGATAAAACTAGACGAAGCATTGTTTGTTGAAATAATGGCGGCTTTAGAGTTACACAAAAAAAGCCATGACTGGACAAAGGATAACGGTCAATTTATTCCTAACGCTGCCACTTGGTTAAACGGCAAGCGGTGGGAAGATGAAATAATTGAGGCGCAGCTACCACAAAATGACTATTCGCGGGTGAAGTGTTAGGGGGTGAACACTATTTCACCGTATGATTTTGCTAGAAAATACTTCGGACACTATCGTCAAAAGGGAGACGAATTAGTCCCTATGTTCTGCCCTTTCTGTGATGGCGGGGAAAAGAAAGATAAATTCACCTTTGCCCTTAATGCTAAAAACATGACATTTAACTGTAAACGTGGGACATGCGGTAAACAAGGGCATTTCACGCAACTATGCAAAGAGTTTGGAGAGCAGGCAGACCGTGATAATACATACGAAATTCATACACGACAACGGATATATAAAAAGCCGCAGACTAAAATAGCCACGCCACAGCAAAAGGTAGAAGCATATTTGAAGTTACGCGGTTTTAGTTTGGATACCTGGACGCGGCGCGGTGTTGGGGAGTCAGGCGGCAATATAGCAATACCCTACTACGAGAACGGTGAATTGGTCATGGTCAAATTCCGCAAGCCTGAGAAATATAACGGCAAAGGACAGAAAGCTTGGCGGGAAGAGGGAGGCAAAGCTGTACTATGGGGTATGGATTTATGCGACTGTGAAAACCCTCTTGTGGTCGTCGAGGGAGAAATGGATGCGCTTGCCTTAGACGAGGCCGGAGTAAAAAATGTGGTAAGCGTACCAAGTGGAGCCGAGGACTTAACATGGGTAGAATTATGCTGGGACTGGCTGGAACGGTTTAAGAAAATCATCATATGGGGCGATAACGACGAGCCGGGGAAAGCAATGGTACGTAATCTCATTACACGGCTTGGAGACTGGCGGTGTTATGTAGTTGATAGCCAGTATAAAGACGCGAACGAGTGCCTTGTGAAAGAGGGGGCCACTAAAACCGCTGGATATGTATTAGGCGCAAAACCTGTGCCGGTTCACGGACTTATAGACCTTGCCAGTGTAACGCCATATGATGTGACGAAAGTCCAGCGTGTAGCGTCAATGATAAGAGGACTTGACGAAGAGACAGGCGGCTTTCTGATGGGTGAATTATCCATCTGGACAGGGAAAAGCGGACAGGGAAAGTCAACCATACTAGGACAGCAAATGATTGAAGCTATTGACGCTGGGGAGAGCGTATGCGCCTATAGTGGAGAGTTAAGAGCAGACCGTTTCCAATACTGGATTAACCTGCAAGCGGCTGGGAGAAAGCACATTGCAAAGTATTTCGACAAGGTGAAAGGTAAAGACGTTGCATATGTGCCAAGGGAGATAGCCGAACAGATAAAAGCGTGGTATCAAGGCCGCTTTTGGTTATATGACAATAACGTAAGCGGTAATAACGAGGAAACGGGAATTTTAAGGCTGTTTAGCTATGCGGCAAGGAAATACGGCTGTAAGGTTTTTTTGGTTGATAATCTTATGACGAGCCGCTTTGATTGCGGGAAGTCGGATAGCGATTATTATAGGGCACAATCAAATTTTGTCGGTGAACTGATACATTTTGCCAAGGCTTATAATGTGCATGTTCATCTTGTAGCACATCCAAGAAAGACACAGGGGAAGATCGAGAAAGAAAACGTATCTGGAAGCGGAGATATAACGAATCGCGCCGACAATGTATTTTCTATAGACCGCATGACAGACGAAGAGAAGACGAAAGCCGGATTCGACACTAAACTAACTATATTAAAAAACCGTTCCGAAGGTGTCCAAAATGTAGAAATAGGGCTAATGTTTGACCAAGAATCGAAACGGTTTTACCAGCGTTCAGATACGGTGGGAGCGTATAAAATGTATGGATGGGAAACGTTTCCGTCCCCATGGGATGAGGAAGGAGAGCAGAATGAAAGCATACCGCTTACTGGAGTTGGTTAGGCGATATTGTAGATGGATTCACCCTAGTATTTGCGGGTATGCAACGGAATATGCGATACGAACGAATAATCATAGATTGGCCGACCAAGTGATATTAAGCCAGGATAAAGGCGCATAAAAGGAGGGGGATTATGGACGCTAAGAAAAGCAAGTTTGACTTTGGTAGGTTTTTCGGGGGATACCACGATTATTTTGTGAATGCTGGAAAGTACACACAAGAAGAAGCTGAAAAAATCTATCAGGAAGAAACTGGGTGGGATTATCATGAACGCCCTTATATCGTCGAAAAAGCCCATGTTAAATGGAGGGCTGGGGTAGACGAAGATAATAAACCATGTGTTGGTTGGTGGGGCGATTATAATCCAACAGAAAAGCGGAGTGTCGAATGTTGGGCATTTAGAATGGCTCCCAAACCACAGCCGCCAAAAGAATAGGAGGGGGATTATGGACGTATTAGAGAGGATCGAGCGCGGGGAGATCAAGGTATCTATGGACAGCCCATATGGGGAACAAGGTAATCTTGCAGAATTGTTGATACTTGCCAAACTAGGCGCGGCCACACTAAAAGCAACAGAGGACAAAAGTAATTATTATAGCCCTTGTGCATCTCACATTAAAGACATTAGTCAATGCTCTAGTGATATATGCGCTTGGTACGACTTCTGCCGCATAAGATCAGCGAAAGAATAGGAGGGATGATGGGATGAAAACCTACTCTGAAATGAACGAGAAAATCAAAGGGTTATTGCGTTTAGGAGGCAAGCCTGAGAATGAACCAGTCGGATGGTATGCCGCGCAGAGGATAGAGGAGCTAGAGCAACAAAACGCCGTCCTCCAAGCCCGGCTAACGGAGGCGGAGGGGTTGCTTAAATGCGTATTAGAGAGAATTAAGGGGTGTGGGTATAAATGTCCTTTCCCTTTAACTATGGCGATGATAGAAGAATTTTTAAAGGGAGGCGGGAAGGTTGATGTTTGAAAAGTGTAAACATCCAGACTTAAAGGACGGGGCTGTAACTTATTCGGGCAGTATTGGAAGTGGAAATAATAGCAAGTGTAAGCATGAATGGGGTTTAACCCAATGTATAATTTGTGGAATGTCGTATGTTGACTATCTTCGCCAACAACTCCAAGCCGCCGAGCAAAGGGCGGCAGAGGCGGAGGCGAGAGAGGCGCAGTATAGGGCGGCGTTGGAGAGGATTGCCGCAGAAAGGCCATTAACAGGGCCGCTAAACTTGTCTGACTTGGACATGCAGGAGATAGCGCGGGAAGCCCTCGCCAAACTAACCGGCACCACATCAAAAAACGAGTGGGGGGAGTATTAATGAGCAACTACCTCCCCGACGAAGAACATCAAAGGCGGCTTGCAATATGGAAAGAGAGCAAGAACAACAAAGAAGCCGCCAAAAAAGCCGGAGTAGCGGATGCGACATTCACAAAATGGCGCAGGACTTACAATATCCCGAATCACAGAATTAATACGAAGCCTAAACGGGCCAAGAAGAAGATAAAGCAAGCCCTTGGCCCATTTTACAGACCGTCACCGGATGCCCACATATTCAAAAGGATGCTGCGGGAAAGGTTTATGCCGACGATGGAAAGCGCGATAGGTTTGCCGGGGGTTGTGGTGAGGACAAAGATTCGATATGTGGACAGGGCGATATAATTCACGCAGAGGGCATTATTAGCCCCGTAGAGACGTTAAAGGAGAGTGGGGATGTGAATAGTAAGCAGAAGGGCAAGCGGGGAGAATTAGAGCTTTCCAAGGAACTCCGCGAATATGGGTACAAGGATGTAGGGCGCAGCCAGCAGTATTGCGGCAAGGGTGAAGATGCCGCCGACCTTGTGAATTTGCCAAAAATACATATAGAGTGCAAACGTGTTGAGAAGTTGAATTTGTGTGAAGCCATGCAACAGGCGGTGAGCGATTGCGACAACGAAAAACTGCCAGCCGTATTTCACCGAAAGAACCGGGGCGAATGGGTTGTATCCATGCGGCTTGAAGACTGGATTTGTTTATATAGAGAGTTTGCGGGATAAGGGGGTGCGTAAATATGCCGGATATAGCTGTTATAGCGAAAAGATATTTCAATGTTGGTGATAGTTACTGCCAATTAAAACAAAACAAAGTAAATCCTTTTTACACTTGTAGAACTTGTGATTGCAACAAAGGTGTAATGTTGAGCGATGATTATAATGTGATTGTATTATGTACGTATATTCCTGAGATTAAGTAATAGCAAGGAGGCGTAAATATGCAATGTATGGGCGGTTGCGGTAAGGAAGGGCACATAATCAAGCTAACTCCACAGGTGGAAGTGTGCCTCTGCCTGGATTGCTTGGAGATAGCGCGGCGGTGGGTGCCGAGGCAGGTTATATGGCTAAAGCAGGTAGGAGCGCGGATTGATATAACGGCGTAGGGGGTGCGGTGGATGGGTATCGGATTACCGAAGGCTC